GATCGAAGGCGGCACCGAGGCCATGCGCATCGACAGCTCCGGCAACGTGGGAATCGGGACCACTAGCCCTACCGCACCGCTACACGTAAACGGAAATATTGCTTTAGACAATGAAGTATTAAACACGCCTAAATATATTAACTTTCGTGCTAACGCAGTTGCTACTGAATATGGCGGAATAAGGTGGTATAACTTCCAGTGGAACACTACAATAAGAGCTTCAATAGTATCCGGGCCTGACGGATCTGTTGCCAACGGATATTTAGCATTTTGTACAGGTGTTAGCGGTAACGACGCCACCGAAAGGATGCGCATCGACAGCTCCGGCAACGTGGGGATTGGCACAACAAGCCCCAGCACATATGTTCAAGACAATGGTCTTGCAGTATACCGCAATGCAAATAACTCTCAACCCAATTTTAGTGTAGTCAATGCAAGCGCTAGCGGTAACGCGGCATCAGTTTTACAAATACTTGGTAGCGGTGGAAGTTGTTTAATCTCGACTACATCTTCAGGATGGACAGACTACGGTATTATTAAGAGCGCCTCTACAACTGTTGAGTCACGAAATAACTGGCTTTCATTTGGTGCGCCGAATGGTTTTATTTTTGGAACGGGCGCGACACCGTATGTAGAAAAGATGCGCATCGACAGCTCCGGCCGTGTGGGGATTGGGACTAGTAGCCCCACCACGCTGCTAGATGTAAACGCGGACACCATTCGCGTGCGCACTGCCCGCACACCAGCATCTGCATCTGCTAGCGGCGCTACCGGCGAAATCTGCTGGGACGCCAACTACATCTACGTCTGCACGGCGACAAACACATGGAAGCGCACGGCAATCAGCACATGGTGATGTCTACCGCAAGTCAGACGGCACCTTGATGATCGCTTACTAGGCACGCTCACCCCAGCCACAGTTCACCTACCACCACCTGACCCATGACTACCACCACTGAGTACACCTGGGGCATCGCCCAGATGGAGCGCCACACCGCTGACGGCTATGTTTATACCGCCCACTACACCGTGGACGCCAATGACGGCACCTATTCCGCTGGTGCCTACGGCAGTGTCGGCTTCCAGCGCCCCGAAAACTTGATTCCTTTTTCTGATCTCACCCAGGAACAGGTGATTGGCTGGACGCAAGAAGCCCTTGGCGGTGATGAAAAGGTTGCTGAAATTGAAGCAGCTCTCCAAGGCCAGCTTGATGAGCAGCACGCTCCCACGAAAGCCGCAGGGCTTCCTTGGGCCAGTTAAGCTTTAACTTCCTTCTCGTTTTTCAATGGCAGTAAAAAGCAAAGGCGGCAGTGCAGCCCTTAAGCGCCAGCATGAGCCAGGGCCCCCTAAGACCACTTCCATTGGACAGGGCCAAAATTCGCGTCCACGCAGGCGTGGGAAAAAGCCTACAAGAGGCCAGGGAAAAGGCTGATTGACGGCTCACCATGAGGAGGCTACCATTCTGGGGCCTCCTTTTTCATGCCATGCCTTTCGTCAACACCATTTCCTTTGCCCATCGCTTTTCTGATGATGAAGCGATGGAAGGGTATTGTTCCTACAAAGAAGTTAATCACACCTATAGCGGGGATAGTGCTCAGGCGGTTTCACGAGCCTTCTTTCAATTTATGATGGCCTGTGGCTATCTTCCCCATAGCGTTATTGAGGCAATGCAGGATATTAGCTGCGAGTACAAAAGAACCTGCGGCTACAATAAGGAAAAGACAATGGAAAAATAATGGGGCAAGTAATTGCTGGCGGCGAACAGTTTGAAACCCACATAGAAGCTGATCATAGGGGTCGCGTGCTGCAAAGCGGCCCTGACAGCGGAATGGTTGATGCCTTTGGTCGCCAGCGCGTAAGCGATCCCTATACGCTATTTGATAGCACGCTGCGCTATGACAAGCGGCCAGACCAATGGTTTGAAATTGTTTCTGGGGGTGGCAGCTCGACATTTTTGCCAAATGAATGTAGCGTTGCACTGACAGTTGGTACGGCTTCTGGAAGCACTGTGCTTCGCCGTACTAAACAAAACTTTCCTTATCAGGCAGGCAAAAGCCTGATGATTATGCAGAGTTTCGTTGGCGCCACTCTTGCTGCTGGCGTCACTCAGGAAGTTGGTTTTTTTGATAACAATAACGGTGTTTTTGTAAGGGCTAGCGGCACCACTATTCAGTTCGTAGTAAGAAGTTTTGCTACTGGAGCGGTGGTTGAAAATGTGGTTAACCAAAGCAATTGGAACATTGATACGCTGCCATCTTTGAACTTTGCCAAGGCTCAAATTTTCACTGCTGATCTTGAATGGTTAGGAGTGGGGCGTGTGCGTTGCGGGTTTGTTATTGATGGTGAAGTGACGTATTGCCATGAATTTCAACATTCCAATTTGATTGATTCTGTTTATATGCAAACGGCAATTTTGCCATTGTCCTATCGCATTCACAACAGCACTGCACAGGCTTCTGGTCGCACCTTAAAGCAGATTTGTTGCAGTATTTTAAGCGAAGGAGGCTATGAGCCAGATGGGGCAATTTATTCGATTAGCCATGATTTAGGGGCGGTTGCTAATGCAACTGGAGAGCGTGTTACTGCTGGCATTCGCATGGCAAGTGGTCGTACTGGCAATGTCATTCTTCCTGTGCGAATTTCTACGACCACTGCTTCCAACGATGTGGTGTTATGGCGCTTGCGCTTAAATCCAACCGTGTCTGGCGATACTTGGGTGCCAGCGGACAATGGAAGGGGAAATGTCGAGACTACTACCAGCGCCACATCGGTGTCTGGTGGCACTGTGATTGACTCTGGATTTGTTTCACAGGGATCAGCAAATAACTATGCAGTGGCAGAAGCCATTCGTCTTGCTTTGGGGCAGAATGCGTCTGGCGTGAGCGACACCTTAATTTTGACAGTAGACAGCAATGTTAGTGCTAAAGCCCTTGGGATGATTGGATGGGTTGAAGTGGCGTAGGATAGAACTGTAACAAGGCAATAGTTGTAGACTGTTCTAATGATGCCAGGCGAAATGTGGATCCAGCACGTTACGACATAACTATTCATCAAGGCGCCACCTTTCAAATGGCCCTTCAATACAAGGATAGTGCTGGCACGCCAGTCAACATGAATGGTTACGCCTTGGAGGCTGAGCTATGGAATCGCACTGGCACTGCAAAACTTGCCAATTTTGCCACTCCATGGACCGTTCAATCCAGTGGCATGTTTAATTTGCGGCTTTCCAGCGCTGTCACATCCGGCATCACAGAACAAGGGCAATACGATTTAATGATTACGGAGCCGGGTGGCGATAAATACTACTTATTGCAAGGCACTGCTTATATTGACCTGGGGCTGACTGGACGAGGATTGTGATGGCTGGCAATATTACTATCACGCAAGACAACACGCAACTTGTCATTACAGAAGAGAGCGGCAATGAAGTGGTGGTTCTTGCCACCAGCTCTCCCTCCATTGTTCTGAGTGGAGACGGGCCACAGGGCGCAATTGGTGTTACAGGCGCAACTGGCGTACAGGGTGTCACTGGCATTCAAGGAGCCACGGGCATTACTGGCGCCAGTGGTCCAGTGGGTGCCACTGGAGTGCAAGGCCCAACGGGAGCAACTGGCGTGGTGGGCGTTACAGGCGCTACGGGAGCGCAAGGTGCCACTGGTGTGGGTATCACGGGAGCAACTGGCGTGGTGGGCGTCACAGGCGCTACGGGCGCCACTGGCGTTCAAGGGGCCACGGGCCCGGTGGGTATCACTGGAGTCACTGGTGCTACCGGCGTAATTGGCGTTAGTGGCGCTACTGGGCCAATTGGTGCCACAGGGGTGATTGGCCCCACTGGTGTGTCAGGCCCCACTGGAGCGACTGGCGCCCTGGGCGCTACTGGCGTTCAAGGGGCCACGGGTGCCGCAGGAGTAGTGGGCGTGTCTGGTGCTACTGGCCCGGTGGGAATCACAGGGGCAACTGGTGCAATTGGTGTGTCAGGAGCAACAGGCGCCACTGGTGCAATTGGTGTGTCAGGAGCAACAGGCGCCACTGGTGCGACGGGCATTGGCATCACAGGTGCTACTGGTGCTACTGGCGTGGTT